GCGGTCGGTCCTGATCGCGGTCTACATCCGCCCGCTGGTGAAGCCGGGCACCACGATCCAGTTCACCGACACGCAGCAGAAAGAAGACCAGTTTCAGGGCAAGGTCGGCATGATCCTCGCCATGGGACCCGATGCGTTCAAGGGCGATGCCTCCTGGATCCAGGCGCAGTTCGGTGGCCCGGGCGGCATCCCCAAGGTGGGAGACTGGTTGTTCTCGTCCGCCAATGACGGAATCACCCTGCAAATTGCCGGCTCGGGCGGCATTCGCGTCATGGGCACACTGCCCCACCGGCGCGCGGAGGAACCCCTCTACTTCTTCGACGGCTGGTGCTGCCGCATCATCCGCGATGACCTGTTCATCGGCCGGGTGAAGAACCCGCACATGGTCGTCTGAGCATGACCGACGAAGCGCCCCCGGTCCTGGCCGACTACATCGCGGCCCAATACCGGGCGCGTGTCGGGCGCAAGCCCAATCCAGCCCACCTGGGGTATCTGGCGGCCTTTGCGGCACGGCCCGATTTGTTGGCCGAGGCGCGAGCGGAAATGGCGGTCCTGGCGCCAACCAATGACCCGCGAGACCCGAGCCAGCGCGACGCCGAACGCCGCGCCCGGTACGAGACCCTGAAGGGGATGATCGAGACACATGAAGGACAGGTGTGATGCCCAGCGATACCATTGAGATCGAGGACGTCAACGCGCCGGGAGAAATCCTGACGGGCGGAGGCGAGAATACCGGCGCACGGCGGACGCAGCGGACGGATCCCGCCGCCATCGTGGACGGCGATGGCGACCTGAACGGCGACGATGACGCCGCGGGCGCGCTGGCGCAAAGCCAGAGGGCACTCAAGGACCACGAAGCCACGGCCAGGCGAGAGCGGGCCGAGCGCGTTGCCGCCCAGCGCCGGGCGGAGGATGCGGAGCGCCGGCTTCAGGAATCACAGGCCGGTCGTGTCGAGGATCGGGCCGCGGCACTCCGGGCGGAACTGGATGCGGCCAAGACCGCGCGCGATGCGGCGTCGGCTGCCTACCGGGCCGCGCGAGAGACTGGTGACCTGGATGGTGAGCAGGCGGCGATCGAGCTTTTGACCGCGGCGAACGTCAACATCCGTGCCGGTGAAGCCGATCTGGCCCGGCATGGCGTTGCCCCGCGGGCCGATGGTGGCGCGTCGCCTCCGCTGGCGGCACAACCGTCTGCCCAGAAGTTCACCCCGGCGACACAGGCCTGGATCGACGATCACCCGCAGTTCCTGACCGATCCGGCCTATCGCGCGGCCTGCGCCGGCGCTGATCAACTTGCCCGCGCCCGGGGCTTGCAGGTCGATACCCCGGAGTATTTTCGCTACGTGGAGCGCACCATCGCCCGGGAACTGAACGGCGAGCGTGAGGCACAGGAGAACCGCATGGACCGTGGAAACTCGGGGGCTCCCCCGTCGCGGGGAAGCAGCAACGGCGCCGGCTCCCGTATCGTGCAGACCGACATTGGCCAGATGCGCGTGACCAGCGGGGCGAACGGCAAGCTGTCCATCGCCTTCCCGAACGCCCATGAGCGCAGTGATTTCGAGGAAGCGGCCCGCATCTGCAACATGCGACTCGCGGACTACTGCCACGAACAGGTCAAGATCGACGACGATCGACGCCAGGGCCGAGCCACCGGCTTGGTGACGGCCGGCCGGCGATAAGAGGAAGGCAAGATCATGTCTGGTACCAATCAAGACGACGACGACAACGACCAGGGGCCCGAAATCACCTTCGCGGACCTGGAGACGGAAGAAGGCGAGGCGCAGCCGCAGGCCTTCACTGAAGCCCGCGACAACGATGCCGATGATGGCGGTGCACGCAAACCCGTCGAGATTTTTACCCGCACCGCGCGCGGCCTGCCCCCCGGCCTTTTGGCCTATCAGCAGCAGCAGCGGAACCTGCGCGAGCAGCGGGCGCGGGAGGAGCGTGAGGCTCAGGAGCGCACCGCCGCCGACGTCCGCCGGGTAACTCGCTCGGCCGCCAGTGACCCGAATGGCCGCGCTGCCCCGCCCCGCGAGCAGTATGCCTATGATGCCGGCGAGGACCCGCGCGAAGGCACCCGCGAGCAGACGCGCGTTCGTCGCTATCGGGGGGACGATCAGATCGGCCTCGGCCACCTGCCGCGCCACCGGCTGAAGCCCGGATGGTCGTACGAGTTCAAGGCGGTCCGCGTGCTCAATGAGCCGGTTGATCCCTCTGTCATCGCTCGCGTTCACCAGCAGGGATGGCAGCGCGAGAAGGCCCGCGACTGGCCCGAACTGGTGCCTCCCGAGTGGGACCGCGACTATGTGGAGATGGACGGCCAGATCCTCTACAGCCGGCCCATGCACCTGACGCAGGAGGCGGCGCAGGAGGACCATGACCGCGCTGTCCAGCAGCGTTCCGCCTACACGCAGGGCGCCGCCAGCGGTCGCAACCTCCGCAACGGCGCCGGCATCCCGAACCAGAAGGGGGTCGAAGTCGTCCACCTCGGCCTCGACATTCAGGAGGAAGTGGGCTCCGCTCGGTAGCCGTTTCGTGCAACGGGATTGAACCGCACAAAAAAAGTGCGTAAGGTCCCGTTGCCCACGGCCATTCTGGCGTGTGCTTTCTCAATCAAGCGCGCGCCCCGGAGATTCGCTCGGGCTGGCGGCTTCTCGTGAAAGCCACCAGACAATGCCAGCAAACGTCTTGGCGCCCCGTGGTCTTCAGTACTCCCGCAACAACTTCGCGGCAGCGCCGAACTACCAGGGCAACTTCTACAACATCAAGGCCGCCTACGGTTCCTCGATCGCCATCGGCGACGTAGTGAAGACCGGCACCGGCGGCGATCTCGGCTACGTGGTCATCGCCGCCCCATCCGACACCAGCATCCTCGGCGTGTTCGGCGGTGTCCTGCCGTTCTACAACCCCACCATCCAGCAGACCTTCCACGGCATCAACGGCTCCTGGCCGGCGTCGACCGCCGCCAACGGACCCGTTCCCGCCCTCGTGGTTTCCGATCCCGGCGCCGAGTTCATCGCGCAGGTGAACGGTGGGGTGTACGACCCGTCCTGGCGCGGCAAGAACATCAGCTTTGCGTCCAACGGCGCCCCGAACTTCGCCGGCCAGTCCACCCTGGTTCTCGACTACGCCACGCTGGACACGACCAACACCCTGCCCTTCCGCATCCTCGGCGTCGCCGGGCTGCCAGGTAGTTCGCAGGACCCGGCGAACACCTATCCGTGGATCATCGTGAAGATGAACACCGCGGAAGTTCTGAACCCCACCGGCATCTGATCGGAGACCCTAGAGATGGCCATTACATCCTCTCAGATCCCCGGCGCGTTGCTGCCGGGTGCCCGCAAGATCGCTGGCATGTACAACGACATCCCAACGCAGTGGTCGCTGATCTACGCCACCGGCACGTCGCACATGGAGGCGGAACGCACCATCCACATGCGCTACCTGCCCCTGCCCGAACTCAAGCAGCAGGGCACGCCGACCACCTTCGACAACGGCGCGGGACAGCGGTTCACCTACAACCACATCCACGTCGCGTTCGGCCTGGGCTACTCGTTCACCCGCGAGGCCATGGACGACAACCTCTACAAGTCGGCCTTCAACCCCGCGAACCTGGGCCTCGTGTCCTCCTTCAAGCAGATGGAGGAAATCCAGGGCGCCGCGACGCTGAACACCGGCAACGTCCTGAACCCGCAGATCGGCGGCGACAACCAGCCCCTGTTCTCCACCAGCCATCCCATCGACGGCGGCGTGGTCGCGAACACCCCGCAGGTGCAGGTGGGCCTGAACGAAGCCTCGCTGACCATGGCCAACAACATGGCCCGCCGGTTCCGCGACAACGCCGGCCTGCTCAAGCCCGCCCAGGCCCGCAAGCTGGTGGTCCCGGTTGAACTGCGCCACGTCGCCAAGCGCCTCATGGAAACCGAACTCCGCCCCGGCACCACGAACAACGATACGTGGTCCGTGAAGGAGAACAACGACCTGTCCAACGGCTACGTGGTCCTGGACTTCCTCACGTCGCCCTACGCGTGGTTCGTCCTGACCGACGTTGGCGGGCTGATCCATCTGTCTCGCGTGCCGTTCGAGACGTCCATGCAGACGGACTTCACCACCGACAATCTGATGGTGAAGGCGTATCAAAGGTTCTACTGCGGTTACGACGATTTTCGTCTCGGTATTGGAGTATATCCGACCAACTGAGCCGATTTTCGGTTTTCTTCCTGGCTCATGCTGGATATGAATGCAGCGTGGCCAGGAGGTAAGGATGAACGTAGTGGAACGGCTGGAAGCCAACTCGATCTGGGAGCCTAATACCGGGTGCTTGCTTTGGCAGAGCACCCTGGTTCGCGAGCATGGCGTGATGAAGGTTCACGGCAAGATCGAGCAGGCGCATCGGGTCGCATGGGAAGTGGAGCGCGGGCGCATTCCCGAAGGGTTGTGGGTTCTGCATTCGTGCGGGGTTTCGTGTTGCATCAATGTCCAGCACTTGCGGCTGGGTCATCGTCGCGAGAATGCCCAGGACCGTCACCTGCACGGTGGATATCAGGGACGTCCTGGTGGTGGGGTTTTGGGGACGCCGAGGATTGTCTCCGCCCCGATGCCTAAGTCGGCAAAGCGGAAACGAACGCCAATGACGCACGATGAAGTGCGGACCGCGTTGGACTACGACCCCGACACCGGCGTGTTCCGCTGGCGGATGAGGGCTGACCGAGATTGTTCTTGGAACCTGCGTTTTTCTGGTGAAGTCGCCGGCAACACGATGACCCATGGCTACCGGTGCATGAACATTATGGGAAAGCTCCATCTAGCGCACCGGCTCGCGTGGCTTTGGATGACGGGCGAGATGCCAAATGGACAGATCGACCACATCAACGGCGACCGAGCCGATAATCGCTGGCGTAATCTTCGACTGGCGACGGCTTCTCAGAACGCCATGAACAAAAGGGTTTTGGATTCCAGCCGGTCCGGCGTCACGGGGGTGTCTTGGCACACCAGGAAACAGCGGTGGATTGCTACCATCAGGACTCAAGGGAAGACGCTATACCTGGGGTCTTCCACGACTATCGAGGGTGCCAAACGTCTCCGAGAGGCGGCCGAGGCAGAACATTTCGGTGAGTTCGCTCACAAGGGAGTTGCGTAGATGAGCACCACAAACCTTTCCGGCCCGCAGATGGTCTATGGCGCGACCGGCTCCTTGCCGAACGCGACCTATGGCGGCGGCGGCTCTCCTGATCCCAACCCTGACGCGGGGCCGAGCGGCGTCTTCCAGGGGACGGCATGGCTTGATCCCCGCATTTTCTTCAACAAGGACGGGACCACCGGCGCAACCGGCGTGGTGCAGGCGCACCTGCCGGCGCCCCACATGAAGTCGATCAGCCAGATCCCGGCGGCGCTCGGAACCAGCAAGATCGCGGCAGCGCAGGCGGTGGTCAGCGGCACGGCCATGACACTGGCGGCGGCGTCGGTTGGCGTCGAGCGCAACATCCCGGTCGTCCCCTTCTCGGCGCAGTTGAACGGCTCCACTCCCGTGACCGCGGCGATCGCCCTCGACTACGGGTTCGGCTTCGGAAACGTGACGTCCGGCGACACATCGGTCACCGTCTCGTCCTCGTCGCTGTTCTGGGTGGGCATGCCGATCGTGATTGCCCGCGTGGGTAACTCCGGTGGCACCGCCCCCCTGCTCACGATGGTCACGGCAATCGAAGACGCGACCACCATCACGATCATGAACGCCCCGCTGGCATCCAGTGCGACGGCGGCGATCGGCACCGGCAATCTGTGGGGGCCGAGCACCATCGGGTATCCTACCCCGACTGCGGCCTTCCCGTTCCTGGCGCAAGGCCCGGCCATGATCCTGGATCCTCGGCAGGCCATCAGCCGTGGAATCAGCATCACGGGCGCGGGCGGCTCCACCGGCGGCGGCTTCCTGGTGTCGGGCTACGACATTTACGGGCAGCCCATGTCCGAACTGGTGTCCCCGGCGGCGGCGGCAACCGCCTACAGCTTCAAGACCTTCAAGTACATCACCTCGGTGGTGCCGCAGTTCACCGACGCCGCGAACTACAATGTGGGGACCACGGATTACTTCGGGTTCGGCTACCGGTCGACCATCTGGGAATACACCGACGTCTACTGGAACGGCGCGCGCCAGACGAGTGCGACCGGGTGGGTGGCGGCTGACACCACTTCGCCGGCGACGACCACGACCAACGACGTGCGCGGGGCCATTCAGACCGGCGCTTCCGGGCCGGGGTCGGGGATTGGCGCGAACGCCTCGAACGGCACCATTTCGAGCCTCGCCATGAGCGGCCGGCGCCTGGAAATGGGGATCACGCTGCGGCCGGTCGACGTCTTGCAGGGCTTGCCCACGAACGCGGTGTCGTTGTTTGGCGTGACCCAGGCCTGAAGGAGAAGACCATCATGAAGAAGTGGCTCTATGCGGTGACGGCGCTGGCGGCGATGTGTGCCCCGGCGTCGGCACAGGTGGTCAGCACCAAGACCGGTCAGACCTACACGTTCACGAACCAGGACTGTGACCCGAACGGCCGGCGCCTGATCCTGTTCAACAACGACACCGGGGTGGCGGCTTCGCTGCCCCAGGCGGGCGCGAACGGCCAGTTCATCTCGGGCTGCATCATCAAGGTGCAGAACATCGGGGATGCGAACGTCGTCATCACGCCCACCACCAGCGCGATCAATGAGGCGACCAGCTTCACCCTGACGCCGGGTGCGTCGAGCTTCATCGTGGCCGACGCCGGCCCCACGACTACGGGCAACTATTGGGCGGCGGTGGGCGGCGTTCCTCCTGGCTCGGATGGACGCATCGCGCTGTCGACCATGCCGGCCTATTTCACCATGACGGACTTCTCGGCCAGTGCGCGTCCCGCCAAGCGGCGTCCCGCTCATGTCACGGTGGCAAACGGCTCGGCCTCGGTGCAGATCGAGACCACCTACTCCATCACGGCTTCCCGGCTGGTCTGCTCGAATGGCTCGACCACGGTGACCATGACGCCGGGCGTATTCCCGAACAGCGCGAATCAGGCGAATACCAAGCGCATCAAGCTGCCGGGCTGTGGCGCCGCGGGCGCGGACCTTCAGGCGGATGTGACGTCCATCACCTCTGAGGGCGCTACCCAGACCATCGTGATCGGCACGGCTGCGTCGACGGACGTGGACGCGGGAGCGCAGGTCGTGATCGGGCCGCAGGGTTTGACCCCGGCCACTTCGGCAAGTTCCACCAACCGCCTTACCTACAACGTGGCCAAGTATTCCCCGATCACGTTCGCCGCTGGTGTCGCCACGCTGACGGCGCCGGCCGCCACCTTCGCCACCTACGACTACACGCAGCCGCCCTATGTCGGCGGGTATCTGGCCGAGGTGTCGATCCCGAACGCGACCGGGACCAACTGCGATCAGGCGCTGGTGACCAAGATCACGGCAATCGACGGCACCGGTGGGATTGCCACGC